GGCCACGCGTGACGTAGGGGGGGGTCTAGGAGACTCCTTAGAGGGGGTATATGGGCCGTTTTCATCGCTTGGGCGTGGCAGGGGGCAGGGGGCTAGGCGCCTTATTCTTGCCGCGTCTGGCATTCACGTGAGGAAACAGACCGCATGCGTCTGAGTTCACGGTGCGCTGGATCTCCTTAGCCCTGGCACGCATCCAGAAGTGGGAGCGGCCATACATCTTGCCGATTAGGCGAGACGACAGACAGCCGGGCAGACTGAGCGCCCAACGGATGAGCTCGACGTGGCGACGAAAGGCGAAGTTATCCGTGCAGGCCAACGCATCCATGAATCCCTTGAGCATCACGCCCACATGATCGCGAGAGATGAACGCGTCGACCTCTTCGCGTCTGCCGATGTCTGTCGGGTTGAACGCCCAGTCAGGATGATTGGCGTCGATGTTGAAGACGTGCCGAGGTTGCGCCATCTCAGCGTAAGGCAGCACGCCGTTCTCTCGCATCTTCTCTTGGACCTTCTTCGGCTGGGCAAAGAACCAAGCGTCGAACGACTTGGCCTCCTTAGCCGGAGCCGTCAGGTCGTTGAGCCTAGCGCGTGTCACGCGTCACAGCGTCAACTATCTTGACGGCGGGGCAAGTGGCAAAGGTTGTGCCAGTATCCGTCCATGTCGAACCTGAGCATGGCCTTACGGGTGAAGCGATAGGTCAGGGATGAATACTTGCCCGAGTAGTCCAGGGTCTGCTCGACGATGTCCTTGAGTTCCGCTGACGTCATCTTTGCCGGCCATGTGCTGATCACTTCCCTCAGCTCCATGTCTTTCCTTTCCTTGACTGCCTTGGCTGCCTCGGTGGCCTGCTGCCGGATATGCTCCATCCTCTCAGGCTCTTCCCTCCAGGACTTCTGCCGTAGCCGGGTCAGGGCGAGTTTACGGAGGACCCATCCTCTCCGCGCGGTGGTACGGTTAGGTTTGGTCATCGCGTTAGACTTGCGGCCTCGCCAGAGACTCGGTCGAACCCCGAGCGTCAGCGACAAGGGGTGAGACTAGAGTCACCCTTGTACGTAGTACAGGGACGGAAGTTGAGTTGGAAGTTGAGAAGGGATTTGACATTGGGCTAAAGGTGGGGGTCAGGGTGTTGACCCTCAGTTGACCTTAAAACGCCTTGGCGACCCCTTGGCGGGGCTGGAATCGCTATGCCTTGGGGCGTTGTCGGGTGGGCTTTCGGAGGGGGGCTGGCTATATTCCCAGCGGATGACCCCCTTCTCGGCGGCGTGGCGGATGTAAATCTCGCCCTTGAACTGGTTGGCGTGGTCCTTGAGACCAGCCCGACCACGGCGCTTGGTCAGGCCGAACTTGTAGATCGGCTCTTCGCCCTGGCATCGGAAGAGGACGGCGACCTCACGGAACCAGTTGGTGAACTCCGAGGAACCTAGGCCAGCATAGGCTAGGTCGGCGACGGTGTGGCCTTCCTTGTCGGAGGCGGCCTTAGGCTTGCCGGTATGGTGCATGGCCACGAGGACGGCGCCTGTCTCAAGGAGGATGGGGGCGAGGTCATGGCGCAGGAACTTGGACGCCTGCTCCTGATCGGAGACGTCGATGCCCGCGAAGGATAGGAGAGGGTCGACGAAGACGATGTCGGCCTTGTGCTCGACGATGAGGTCACGGAGGGCGGAGGTGAAGGTCGTGCCGGTGCTCACGGTGTCGCGGAAGATGGCGAGGTGTTCGCGCAGCTGAGAGCGTTCGTCGCTGTCAAGGTATGCCCCGGCGATGACGTCTTGCAAGGCCTCGGAGATGTCCCCCGCGTCATTCTCAGCCTGGAGCACGATGGCACGAAGGGGCTTGGCGGGCTTGATGCCGAAGAAGTCCTTGCCGATGCACCAGTGGACGGCGGCCTGCATCATCAGGGAGGACTTACCCGTGCCGGACTGTCCGACGATCAGGAGGGAGCCGCCCTTGCAGAGCCAGCGGTGGTTGCCGAGGATGCACGACGGGTCTTCCTTACGCTCGAAGGATAGCAGGGCGTCGAAGTCCATGCGCTGCGGGCCGTGCTTGGCTTTCCGACCCTTGCGCGTCTCGGCGATGGTGGCATAATGGTCGAGCAGGGTGTCGGGGTCGGTGGCCTGTTCGGCGGCGACGAGGGCACGGCGGAGGATGGCCGCGTCCGCGATCATGTCGGCGTGCTCAAGGCGGAAGGACGCTTGGCCTGCGTCACTGACCAGTAGCGAGACGGTGGCCTCGGTGACCGGGCTGTTGACCTGGCGTAGGCGCTGGCTGACCGTCAGCTCGTCAGGGGCGACACCATCGACTGCCAGCGAAAGCATGGCGGCGGCGATGTCTTGATGGGCTGGCTCAAAGAAGTCGGAAGGCTGAAGGTCGCCCGGTAGGTGGGCGGCTTCGCGTAGGAGGACGCCGAGGAGGTGGCGTTCCGCGGCGACGTTATTCGGCGGGATCATGGAAGAGAGGGTTGGGGTTTGTGGGCGTGGGTGCCCGTGGTCAAGATGCTTTGCGTAGGATGCGGTCTAGGTCGGCCTTGCGGTAGTAAGGGACGCTCCGCGGGTTACGGAGGATGCGGACAGGGAGGGCCATGCCGTCGATGCGGTATTGCACGCCGCGGACGGTGCGCCGGTGCTTGTGGGCATACTCGGAGAGGGTGACCCATCCCTTGGGGGCCTTGAACTTCTCGAGGGCTTCAGCTGCGGCCTTCGCGGCAGGCCAAGACTTGAACCTGGGCGACAGGCGAAAGATGAAGCGGCCTCGGCGGACGGTCTTCTGTTCAGCGTAGCCTGCCTTGACGATGCGGGCGAGCGGCAGAGAGACACCGGCCCGGGTCTTGTAGCCTAGGAGGCGGACGACCTCAGTCGTCTTGTGCCAGCCTTCGGGAGTGTCGTCGGCGAAGTGCTGCTGCGGGGCTGGCTGGCTCTGCATAAGCAATGCGGCGTAGTCCTTAGGCTTCATCAGATCAGGTCGTAAGCGGTCGAGCAGATGAACTTGCCTTGGAAGCGATGGGCCGTCCAGACCTTGCAGTCGCCGGTCTTCTCGTCGATGACACCATGGAGCCAGCCGTTGCACCATTTGGTCGTGGCTAGGCGGCGCAGCGCATAGTCGGCCTTGTTGATGTCCATACAGCACATGGCAGAGACGCCGACGATGGCGGCCTCGAGATGCTCAATCGTGCAGAGGGAGAAGTCGTGGGTATGTCCATGGATCACGACATCCCCTGGGCGGCCAAGGGTGCGGGCCGTCTCGCGGGTTGCGGCCACGCCAGCCTTGAAGCCGTGCGTGCCGGTGAGTTTCCCGACGCGGAAGCGGTTGACCCCTTCGGAGTCCTTACCCTTGACCGAGTAGCGGTGAAACTCCTTGCAACCGATCTCAGCCAAGGTGTCGGTGTATGACTGCACGGCCCGCATGGCGTTGTCGCGGCGGTCGCCGTTGCGGGAGAGCATCTGCTCCTCGGCGCGGATGTCGTGGTTGCCCTGCATGAAGATCGTCGGCTTAAGCACCTTGCGCAGGAAGTAATTGCCGTGCTTCAGGTCGTCGGTGATGCCTTCCTCCTGCTCGTCAGGTGTGGCTCCGCGTCTCCAGGCGCCGAAGTCGAAGCAGTCGCCGGTATGGATGCGCAGCTGAGGGCGCCAGCGGCCGATGAACGAGGCTAATGCGTCCTGCGTTTCTTCGCAGACCAATTGGCCGTGGTTGTCTCCAGCGGCTACCCAGCGGATGATGCTCATCGGATGTTTATATAAGGGATGGGCTTTCCCGCGTCGAAGGCCGCGAGCATCTCGTCACGGCGCTTGCGGGCGGTCTCGAGGTCGCTGGCGATGTTCTCCACGATGTCCTTGCCGCGACGACGCAGGCGGAACCAGTAGCAGTCGCCGAGTTTCTGGAGGTGGTGGTTCGGGTTCTCGGCCTTGATGTAGGCGGGCTTGTCGTTTCGCCCGGTGCGGGTATACTTCGGGCAGGCCAGCAGGAAGGCCACGCGGTCGGGAGACAGGCCGACCTTGTTCGCCCAGCGCAGCGTGTCGGTGTTCAGAGTTTCCATGAGCGGGCGAGGTTGCGGCCTTCGGTCATGATCGCGTTACGCGTCGACGGCCTGAAGATGTACTCCTGGTCGAACAGGTGGGACGCCCGTATCTCGGCGATGCTGTCGAGCTCTTCGTCGTTGGCCGGTCCGACCCCAGCGGTGGCGACGTAGATGGTGCGGACCTTCCAGCCCTTCTCCCAGAGGATGTCCTGGCAGACGCGCAGCTCGTTGACGTAGCGCCAATCGGAGCAGACGACCGTCTCGGGGGAGGGTTGGTCGTGGTGCTTCATGACCGGGCACCAGTTGGCGAAGTGGCGGGCGAAGACGTCCCGATCCATGCGCCGGGCGAACTTGCCCGCGTGGACGAGGAAGTCACGGTTATCGACCTTGAAGTCCTCCTTGAAGAAGTCCCCGTCAAGGCCGAGGTAGTCCATGTAATGGTTCGCGGCCTCCTTGAGGGCGTCAGCGAAGTTGATGTGCTCGGCGGGTCGGTTGGACCATTCGAGGATGCCGGAGGCGAGGGTGTCCTTGCCCGCCCTGGCATAGCCTGCGATCAGGACGAGCGTCGGGGCGGACATCGGCGTGGGTGCTTCGGTCACGGGATTAGAAGGGGACGCCTTCGGGGGGCAGCGGCTCTTCGGGGGCGGTCGGCTTCTGGGAGCCGCGCGGGTAGGTCATCTTGTACTTATACTGAGGCTTACCCTGCCACTCGCCGTTGGCCTCGACCTCGACACCGACGAGGATGGTCTGGCCGCAGGCGGGGTCGAGATACTGCATATATTCGGCAGGGGTGGCGTCCAGACGGATCTCGTTGGTATACTTGCCGGAGAACTTGCCGACGAGCATGGCGAGGGCCTTGCCGTACTTGCTGGAGAAGTTCTTGGACAGGCAGAAGCCCTTGTCGTCGACGAAGAACAGGCGGCAGGACGTGGTGCCGTCCTCCCACTGTTTGACCTTCTCGAACTTGGGCTTGATGAGTTTCAGCTTGTAGGTGCCGTTCGTGGATATGGAGGTGAGCGGGGGGCGGTCGTTTTCGGTGGTCATGGTATTAGGCGAAGTTGATGTTGGTCGCGGCGCTGGGCTTGGCGGCGATGTCGATGGTGGTGATCTCGGTCTGGTAGCCGGGCCAGTTGCCCGACGCCGTGCATTCCTTATACAGGGTCAGCGCCTTCTCGAAGTCGAAGGCGGCCCCGGTCATCAGTTCCGGCCCCAGCTCGTAGACCGCGTGGGCGTAGGGCGGCTCCTTCTCGACGGCGATAAAGCGGAAGCCAAGGACGCGACACTTGTAGGCGGACTCGACGGCGTGCCGATAGAAGTAAGCCTGGAGGGCGTACTTGTATTTGCGGACGGACTGAAGGAAGCCGTGCGGGCTGGCATCCTCGCAAGTCTTCAGATCGTAGATGTAGCCGTCGTCGGAGATGCCGTCGATGGCGCACTTGACCAGGGTATCGCCGATGAACGCGGTGAACATGACCTCGGTCTTCGTCAGCACGATGCCATTCTGCTTCATGCAGGCCGCAGCGGAGTTGGCCACGGCGTCGACGAGGGCACCCTCTTCGGCGGTCAGGATGGCCTTGCCTTCGTTGGCGGTGACGAACTCGGCCCACTCGGCCTTGCCTTCCTTCGTGCGCTTGTCCACGTCCGGGGCGATGGCGTGGGTGGCGTTGTAAGCGTCGAGCCCTTCGAGGGCCAACTTGTGGACCGCCGTGCCCACGCGCAGGGCCTTGGACTCTTCGCGGGTGCGGGAGAGGTAAGCCTGGTAATGGGCGGGGGACTTGAGCAGCTCCTTCGCGCCGGATTGGTTGAGCGCTTGGATGCCGTCATAGATGACGCGTTCGGTGATGAGGTCGGGCATGGGTGTGTTATTGGGTGTTTGTGGGAAAGTCAGAGAAGGGCCATGATGGCGTCGGCCTGATCGGGTCGACGGCGCTGGATGGCGGTCACGCACATGGTCGAGCCCACGGCGAAGCGGGAGCAGGCGACCGGGCGATTGGCGTAGGTCTTGCACTTGCCGCTTTGCGACAGGTGCGGGCATCGGGAAGGCAGTTCGGCGAAGGTGCGTCCGACGATCATGAAGACCTCGCCGCGGGCGGAGTAGAACTCAGTCGTGGTCGGGCTGGCGTCAATAGGCAGGAGGATGCTTTCACAGCAGGCACCCTTGCACAGTTCGCAGGCCTTGCTCACAGGCTGTCGTCTTCGGGGTTCGCTTCCTCGACGCTGGCCGAGATGCGGCGCACGTCTTCAAGGGCGGACTCGGCGGCGTTCTCCATGGCCTCGAGCGTATTCCGCAGGACGCGCAGCTGAACGACGAGGACGTGGACGCGGTCATGGAGCGGCTTGACCTGGGCGGCTTCGTCGGCGGTCTCGATGTGATCGGTGAAGACCTGAAGCTCGGTGATGGCCGAGCGGTTCAGGTCGGAGAGCGTGATGATGTCGGCGTCGTGCTGTTCATAACGTCCGGCGATGTGCTGGACGGTGGCGAGCGAGCCCGTGATGTTCTCGACGAGGCGCTTGATGTTTTCGCGGTTGGTCATGAGCGGACGGGCGTGAAGGTAAGTTCCTTTATCTCCCCGTTAGGGGCAAGCGTAAAGAAACGGACGGCGGAGCGGGACAGGGAGGGATAGGTCTTGCGCTTCCAGGCGTTGAGGTCGGTCAGGAAGTCGGCGTGTTTGCGGGCGGTGAACTCAACGTAAGGGAATCCGTCCAGGAAGAGCAGCAGCGCGTACTGCTTCGGGACGGTGGCCGCGATCCGTTCGATGCCCTTGGGGACGTCAGCCATCACAGTTGCCCGGTCTTGGCGCGGTTCCACTTGGCGATGGTGGCGATGCAGCAGGCCTTCGAGATGGCGTCGAACTGGCAGAGCTCAGACTGCATGATGTCGTCGAGGACGCGGGCGAGTTCGTTGCCAGCGTAGCGCATCTCGGAGATGGTCTTGGCCTGAGCCTCGGCGCGGGCTTCGGCAGCCGACGCGAGGTTCTGATTGTGGAGGTGCCGCATGGCGGCGTTGACCGGGTCGAAGGGGTCGAAGTCAGGCTTGCTCATTTGGTCAGCGGGCGAGGGGTGGGGGAGAAGGCAGGGGTGGCGGCCTGCGAGGGCGTAGGACGGAAGCCAGAGGCCACGGCGCCGTCATCGTCGAGGTCGACCGAGATGCCGCACGCGGTCTGGATGGACTGCCGGCGGATGTAGGTGATGGCCCCGCCGATCTGCTGGGCGGTCAGACCCTCGGCCTTGACGAGCAGGGTGCCGAACTCAAAGCGTTCGCCGGAGCTGTGGAGGAAGGCGGTGGACACGCCGACCTTGCCCTCCTGGCTGACGAGCGTCTGGATCAGAGCGAGGTCGTGGTCGAGCAGCACCGGCTTGATGGCGTCGAGCAGCGCGTCGAGGGAGACGTACTTGGCCTTGAAGGCCGGGTTGATTTTGTTGGCCTTCACGTTGTCCAGGGCGGCGAGCGCTTGGACGAGGGAGGCGGTGGCGGAGGATGTGGGCTGTTTGCTCATGGTGGAGATTATTTGGTGGCGTCGGCCTTAGTGACTTCACCGGCCTTGATGGTGGCCTCGATGTCGGCGAGGCTCATGCGCGTGTAGTCGGGGACGAAGAGGTTGTAGTACGTCACGCCGTTGCGGACGGTCGGGGTCAGAAGGCGGGCGACCTTCTGATCGGGTAAAACGATGTATGACGAGTCCGCGATGATGCGGTATTCAGTCGGAAGTTTGGAGTCTTTCTTCATGGGGAGATTAGTTGATGGCGCCGCGGGTGGCGGAGTCGAAGATGAGGAGGGCGTCGGCGTTCCAGAGGGTGACGTCGACGGAGGGGAACAGTTCGGCAGCGCGGGCCTTGAGCTTGTTCTTCCACTGGGTCGTGGTTAGTTCGCCCTTTGTGCCACAGGTGTGCGTCTTCTGCCAGATGGCCGGACGGATGCGGTGAATCTTCCAGCCCATGGCGACGGCGGCGCCGTAGAGGACGCCCGTGTTCCACATCAGTTTGCCGATGGCGGAGCCGGGGATGTTCTTGCCGGCGAAGAGCGGAGGCTCCTCGAGGTAGAGGCTGACGTCCTTGGCCTTGCAGCTGAGATCCGCGAGCAGTTGGCAGACCTCGATGTCTGACGACGGCATTTTCGCGCACTCCACAGGGTCGCCGTCTGCCGACCAGACGATGCCGCCATTTACGCCAGGGTCGATTGCCACGATGAGATGAGCCACGGCAAGACCCTTTATCGGGGCTTGGCCGAGGACAAGCGGAAAAGGTTGGCCACGCGTTCGGCGTAGTCGTTCGGGGCGAATCGCCGGGAGACGGCTCCCGACCAGCCTACGTTCCAGACCAGGGCGAGTTGTTCGGGGGTCGGGTCGGGCTTGCCGATGCGCTTGAAGTTGTCGCGGATCGTGCGGAGGTGGGCGGCCGCGATCATGTCCTGGGCGGTCGCGTCCCGCCATTTGGACCACTGGTAATGATAGTGGCCCTCCCGCTTGAGGCGCTCGTTGGCGTCGTCCCAAGCGGCCTTGCCGACCTGATACATGCCACGCTCTCCGGCCTTGCCCACGGCCTTGCGGTTCTGGCCGGACTCGACCATGGCGATACACTCGAGAAGGGTGGCCTCAGCTGCGGCGGCGGCGTTGAAGCCGAGGAGCAGCAGGGCGACGATGGAGAAGGGGCGCATGGGCTTATGCACGAAGCTTGCCCTCCTTGGCGGCGTTCCAATCGCAAATGCGTATGTCGCCATCTGGTAATACTATGTAGCAACGTTCATCGTTACGCTCAATATGAGCCGCCATCGCATCCCCGGCCTTGGTCAGCCGCTCGACCTCGGCCTTGAGGCGGGCGTTCTCGGCAATAGTATCATCGAACAATGCTCGGTTGAACTGTGCGTGTAGTTCACTCACATCGACACGGAGGCTTGCCAGACGATACCGCTCGG